TTATCCGATCGACACGCTTCCCTTCCTCCTGGCTGCGTAGACCCTTGCCATCGTGCGGCAATTGTCGAAGATCTTTGACGTAACCGGGCCTGATGCGGGCGAATCGACTGTGCCAGCCGCACGGCCGGCTTTGATGAGCCAGCCCGCAACCGCAGCGGCGTTTAGGTCGTATGTCGGTGTCCATTCTTCGTTGATCGGGGCGAGCCCATTGGCATCCTCGAGCGAAGCGGCGGTGAGCAATTCGCTGAGATCGTCCTCGCTCAAAACCGGCTCCGCATCCCAGGCGGTAAGTTGTTTTAATTTATCTAGTGAATTCATAGTTTTTTTGAGTTGGAGAGTTGCAGAGTTGCAGAGTGAGTTTCCAAAATCGTCCGTTGCTTTCACAACTCAGGTACTCTGGCACTCTGCAACTCTGCTAACCATTAAGCTTTGTCCGCGATGAGCATGGCTAACGCCGTCGGCCGTACTACCTTGGCGCCGTATACGTGGAGGCCTTTGACCGCGTCGCCAAATCTTTTTTCCGGCTTGTAGGTCTGCACGTCCACGATCTGCTCGGCGTACGAGGTCGCGATCGAATGACCGGCGATTATCTTGTATTTCGCGCCGGACGTATTCGGTACGTTGTTGGATTTGATGATCGAAAATCCGGCCGCCGCACCGACCTCGCCATTGCGGATCGCGATGTCCGAGCGACGCGTTCCTGCCTTTACGAACCGCTCGTCCTTAAGCAGCAGCCCGTGAAACCAGGCCGGCACGATGACGAATCTGCCGTCGATCGGCGTGTTCGCCTCATCGAGAAGAACGCCCAGATCGACGAGGTATTCGTAGGCGTTGTCCTTGGTCGGAACCTCGGGCGATGCGTTGGAACCGATCTTATTGTCTGTGACGACCGCAGCTTCCATCGCGGCGGCAAGGAATGTATCAGCATGATCACGCAGTGACCACGAGGCTCGGCGCATCGCTTCGTCGAGCACGTTGACGTTCTGCTGGGCACGGTCGACGCTGTCAACATAGAAGTTGAAGTATTTCGCCTGATCGATCAGCAGCGTCTGCTCGGCATCGGTCAGCGTTTCGGGGTCGCCGATGTCTGTGTCCTTGGTATAATCGTCAACCGTCACGTCGCCGATCGACGCGATCTTGACCGTATTTCCGCTCGCACGGATCTCACCTTCGTAATCGCGGTTACACACATTCGCCTGTCCATATACAAGCGATCTCTCAAGAGCGACAAGCAATCTCGCCGCCCATACTGTTGGTATAAAATCTAAAGCCATATTCTTAATTTCCTTTTTTTAATCGCCACCAGTTTTAGCTAGTGGGCCGTTTTTTAGCTAGTCCAGATCGTTTTCCGTGGCGTTCCGTGTTTTCCGTGGTTAAGATCTTTTTTTTCCACCACGGATCGCACGGAACGAACACGGAACAAGAGAAATGGGCATTCCTTACGCTTGAGCCAGCGTCCGCTTCACCTCTTCCCAGTCGAGCTTAGCGATCTCGGTGGGTTTCATTTTGGCGAGGGTATCTTTGCTAAGACGCGGGACCGGTGCAGTTCCTGCACCGGCATCGATTGACGCGGGCGGCGTGGCGCCGCCGAACTGCTCGGGAAAATCGCGTCGCAGACGATCGACGACCGCCGCCGCATTCGTGAGCGAACCGTCATCCGCAAACTGCAGATCACCCTTTACCGCCTCAAACAAAAGCTCCGGCGACCTCGCCCCAATCCGCTCCAACTCGCCCGTTATCTGCCGGTGAGCCGAAGCCGTTCGGATCGTCGCCTTGAGCTGTTCGTTCTCAGCTTTTAGTTGTGTAACCAAGTCAGAACCGCCTGCGTAAGCGGGCGGAACGACGACTGATGTTTCGTCATTCGTTTCCGCCGAACCGCCGGCGGACAATGCCGGTACAAACGGCAATTCTGGTTGTGTATTTATTTCAGTTTGTTTCTTCATAATTTCTTCTCTTAGTTGGAAGCGATAACTAACGCATTTCATCCATTTCCTTTACATCCGCGACGCCATAGCCTGCTTCGATCAACGCTTTATCTACCGGCAATCCGATCTGTCGTTTGAGCAGGATGTTTTCGAGGAATTCGCGTTCTGAGAGCGGCGATGGGTCTTCCCATTCGGTGATGAGTTTTGCGTCGCTGCCGTGTTCGATCTTGAGGGCGAAGGCCATCACGTCGGCCCAGACCTGGCCGAAGTTTTCCTGGCGGTCACGGACCTTGGCGATGAAGCGCGTCTCTGATTTTTTCAGAGCCTCGCCGCTCGGCAGGCCGGCGTTGACCTGCAAAAAATAATGCAGCGGCGTGCCCGTAACCGACGCCATGTCGATGCGAAAACTGTCCTTCACTTTCAGGAACTGCTCTAACTGGGCGGTCTCAAAATCGCCAAATTTTGCGGAAGGATTTCCCGCGATCCACAGATGATCGACACCGCTTTCGAACGGAGCGATCGTCTTGCCCTGCTCGTCATATTCGACCTCGATACCGGCGGCCCAGCGTTGGCGAAAGGCGGAATATTCCATCGCGACCAGCATGTCGAGCACGGATTTGTTCAGCCCGTCCTGCACCGGCATCGCTGCCTCAAGCTCGGAGCGCCCTAACTGGCCCAGGTCGGCGTTGTTGGCAAAATGAAACACCGGAACAACGCCGTACGGATTTGCGATCACGGAATCTACCGCGTCACTGGTCTCGTCTGAGAACGCGATCATATCCGCGGGATCGGGCAATGTATCCGCTTTCGTCCGGCTGATAAACCGCTCGATGCGGTCCGGATAGAATAAGTTCAGACGTATACGTTTATCCGCATTTGTCCATGCCTTGGCGGCCCATGCAATGCTTCCGGGATCCCCGTTATCATGGACAACCGTAATGCCTGATGCGGTATTCGGGTAGAGCACGCGCCATTCACGTTCGGCCAAACGAACATATACGCATCACCGCATTTGAGAGCTTCCTTGTGAACCTCGCCCGCCCTCGACGCCATCCGATTACGAAACCAGATGTTTCGAGTTGCCGCGTTTACTGAATTAGCTGAGTTGTGAGTTGATGCCTCGACGCTGAAACCAGTGACGCGGAGCTTGTCGCGAACCGCGTCGCAGATCACGGGGCAGAGGTTGAGTGCGAATTCGCGAAACAGTGTTCCGAAGGTGTTCTCGAATTTCTCGGTCGCAAACGCCAGATCGTGGTCGCCGTTGTAATAGCGGATCGGCTTGTCGTATCGGCCGCTGTTCGCACGGAGGTTGGTTAGTGCTTTTTCAATGTCGTTGTTCATATGTGGTCTTCTTTTTGTTTTATCCAGCCGCCACTGGCGAGCAGGATGCTCGCCCTCCAGTCATTTCAGAACTGCGATCGTCGCGGCTCCGATCAGGATGTCGCCGATGCGTCGCCAGGGCGATGGCTTTTTCTTTTTTAAGGTCTCGATGAATTTGTCTTGCGACGCGATGACCGTGTCTTTGGCGGCGATGGTTTCGTTCTTTGCGGCCACAGCGGTTTTTAGTGCTTCGGATTCGCTGCGACGCGTTTCGTTTAGCTCAGTGAGCAATGCGGTTGCTGCCTTTTCGGTTGTGAGACGTTCGGTTAAGGAACGGTTTTCGCTTTCTAGTGACGCGGCGAATGTTCTTGTCTTTTCCAGTTCAACGGCGGTCGCCATGCAGGCCGCGATCACGTCACTCGCACGGGTGGCCGAGCTCGGCGAGCTTATTGCAGAGTTCGGCGTTGGTCGCGGTGATTGTGCGTGTGCGACGCGCGGCGTCAGCGGTGCTGCGAGCATTACGGCTATTAAGCTTAAGTTTTTCCAGTTCTTCATCTTGTTTCCTCGCGAGTTGATTAACCTCGGTGAGTTTGGTTTCGAGATAGTCGATCTTTTGTTTGTATTGTGCGGCCTCGAGTTCTTTCGCGGCGGCCGTTTGCTGGTTTTCGTTTGCAATCGCTTTTGCGGCGGCTACTTGAGATTCGAGCTTTGCGATCTGGTGATTTGACCAGCCGTAGCTGAGCAGCGTGGCCGCAAAGACCGCGGCTGTCGCAGCAGCTATGTAGATCTTTTGTTTAGTAATCATAATTTCTGTCTGGAACCCGACTGGAGGGTGAGCATCTTGCTCGCCAATGCTCTGGCATTAAGTCAATGGCGAGTTGGATGCTCACCCTCCGGTCATTTCTTTTCGCGTCGCGTGAGATAGATCTGCACGACGACGTCGATCGTTTTGCCAAGCGTGAAAAACGTGATCGGCAGCACGATCGCCGAGACGATGGAGATCAGCGTGCCAGCTTCGATGGTCGTAATGATCGACGAAAGCGAGCTGATCCAGGCTAATAGAATGTTTTTTGTGTCGTTCATATTGGTAGTCAGCAGTTGGCAGTGAGCAGTGAGCAGTTTTTAGGAACGTGCTTCTCTTATTTTTCCGAGCGTTATTTGTCGATAGAGGTAAAGGAGCGTCAGCGACGCGGCGATGATGGCGACGGTGATCCAGACAATGCGCGGCATGCCGACGAGAACGCCTAAGATGCCCCAAATAGCTTGAGAAAGTGATCCGGCTACCGTGGTCCAGAGCGATTTCGCTGCGTCCTTACGGGTCGCAACGGCTGTTACCACTCCGTCGACACGGTCAAATTTTTCGGCCGCCGAACTCGTAATGTCAGAGACGGTTTGCAGAACGGAGCTTTCTTCGTTCTGATCCGCCCTGATCTCGGGTTGAGGTGACCCGGCGTCTATCGGTCCGCGTGTCTCGCCCTCTAACTCAGCGGGCAGACGAACTCCGTGTACGGTGACCGGCAGCCGCAATTCCCAATTCCCTATCGCGATCTGGTCGAGGAAGAATTTTGTGCGGTAGTTAGTTGCCTTGAGTCTTCTGATCTCGGTGAGCCAGCGGTGCCGGGCCCTAACGTATTCCGTGATCCAGCTTTTTTCGAAGGCGAGCGGTTCCGGTTTGGTCGTCCGCACTGTGCTGTTTACGCGGGCCGATATCAGTTCCCACGAACCGTGTGTCACCGAATCATAAACGACCGCCAGCGAAAGCGGCGTTACAAATCTCATCCGCTCGCAGATCTCCATCGCGGGGCGCAAATAGCGTTCATAAGCGACGAGGCGTTGAGCGGCCTTCATTTCACCCGTGATCGCGGCGGTTTTCAGGGTTCGTTTAAAGAGCTCGTTGCCTGCCAATTGCTCGATCGCCGCAGTGGTTTTCTTCGCGAGCACCGGCAGAGTGGAGGTAAAGATCTCGCGGCCGAGCTGCCCGCCGTTTGCCAGATATTCTCGAACGACCGCCGCCAGCGAGCCCGAGCGGTGCGTGAACTGATTGATCCCATACGAAACGCCCGCACCGTCATTCAGCACCACGCATGCCGCATAATCGCCGAACGGTTTTGACGTTTCAAATACATGGACGATCGCGAGAGCCTTCAATTTGTCGTTTTCTGTAAATGCCATAGTTTTATGTGTTGTATTCTGTACAATGATCGGACGACTCGGGGCGACAAGTGTGTCGAGGCTTTATTCGCCGCTTGCGTTTCGTCCGACCGTGAACAGGCTATGACAAAGAACAATAAAATGAAATGCCATTATGCACAGATCGTTATATTATGCACACATTGATATGTTTTTCTCACATTGTATAGTTTTGCGTAAATTGTATAACTTTGCACAAAAGGCCCGAGCGGCGGCGTGCAAGATCTGGCTGATCTTCACAGGTGCGTATAAACATTTGTTTTATTTCGGCGTTGAAAAATTGCAGTTCGACGGTCATTTAGAAATTTCGGTGCGACGAATAAATACCGGCTATAACGCGGCCGCGAAAGTCTAAATGATTGAATCTGTGTTAACTAGGTGTCTTTTTGTATTGAGAATGCGGGAAAATGCGCCTATACTTCGGCTATATAGCAAGTTTTAAAAGCCTTAGCGCTCAGTCGCTCAAATTTTCGCGTCCGCCGGGCGCCTTCGATACCAATAATCGTTTCTCGGCCTTTCAGGAGTCGTTATGTCAAAAAAAGTTAATTCGTCCCGTCGTTTGATCATCAGCTTTGCAATTTTCGCCGTTCTCGGTGCACTAGCCCTCGCCTTCAATTCCGCCGGAGCAAACGCTGCGGGAAATTCGGTTGTAGATTCCATCAAAGGCTTTTTTGGGGTTCAGCTCAATGTGTTGCCGGATGATACCAGACCGGATCTATCGTCAGGGATCGTCATCAGCCAGGTTTACGGTGGTGGGGGAAATAGCGGAGCGACATACACTCATGACTTCATTGAACTTTTTAATCGAGGTTCGGTTCCTGTAGATGTAACTGGTTGGTCTATCCAGTACGCCTCATCGAGCGGTACGACGTGGGCAAATCAAACGAACCTGCCAAGTGTGACCATACAGCCGGGAAAGTATTTCCTTATTCAGGAGTTCTCGCAAGCGGCGGTCGGATTGTCTTTGCCTACGCCTGATTTGATTGCTTCGCCAGCGATAAACATGAGCGGAGCCTCGGGCAAATTGGCTCTTGTAAATAGCACGACAGCGTTAACCGGATCATGCCCCACTGGAGGTGGTATTGTAGATTTCGTCGGATACGGAACTGCCAACTGTTTCGAGGGTTCGGCAACAGGAACCCTCAGCAACACAACGGCAGCTATCCGCGGAGCCGCGGGCTGTACCGAAACAGATCAAAACGGAACGGACTTTTCCGTCGCAGCTCCGACGCCAAGAAACAGCTCGACGGCAGCAAATCTGTGTAGTGGTGGCCCAACTCCAACCCCTACGCCAACACCAAGCCCAACCCCAACTCCGAACGATCTGACCGTGACTATTTCGCCGAGTTCGCCGGTTTATGGCGGGTCGGTGGTAAGTTCGCCGGCGGGTATTAGTTGCCCATTCGTTGCTTGTACTGTTTTTTGGGGGCAGGATCAAAATGTCCAGTTGACCGCGACCCCGAATTCGGGCTTTGTTTTCACCAATTGGAGCGGCGACTGCTCGGGAACAAACCCGGTAACAAATATCGTGATGAACAGCAGCAACAAGACCTGCACTGCTAATTTCACGGAGGATGCTCCGACTCCGACGCCAACACCGACTCCAACTCCAACTCCAACTCCAACTCCAACTCCGACTCCAACGCCAACTCCAACACCGACGCCGACTCCAACGCCGACACCGACGCCAACTCCAACGCCGGCACCGACGGCGACACCGACGCCTTCGCCGACGCCGGCTGGATGTGTTGTGGATCCGGTCGTTATCAACGCGAATGACAACGGTCCGGGCAGTTTGCGTCAGGCGGTTATTGATGCGTGTCCGTTCAGCACGATCAGGTTTAGCGGGGACTTTGAGATCCTCCTTACGTCGGGTAACATCGTGATCGATAAGCCGTTGACCATCGATGGCGAAACCAACTCGGTAATTGTCAGCGGTAACAGCAGGAGCCGCGTCTTCTATATCGGTTCGATCTTTAGATCTGGTGAAGCTCCTGACGGCGAGTCGCTTGACGTAATTCTCAAGTCGCTCAGGATCCTCGACGGACGTGAATTTGCGGGCGGTTGTATCTTTACCTCATTCGGCGCGAATCTTACGATCGAGCGATCGACCTTGGGGGTTTGCAGAAACAACCTTCCAAACAGCCCTGAAGAGGAAGTAAACGCACCGACGGGCGGCAATGGCGGTGGAGCTATCTACGTTGAATTCAGCTCTACCGTCAACATCATCGAATCATCCCTTGAGAACAACAACTCGGGCTTCGGCCCCGGCGGAGCGATGTATGTTGCAGGCAATGCCAGCGTAACGCGTTCCACTCTTTATAATAATTCAAGCATCGGTAGCGACGGCGGAGCGATCTATGTGAGTGGATTCATCACCCGTCCGGAAAGCCCTGATGCCGCTGTCAGCGGCCAGCTCAGCCTGGTCAATTCGACCGTTTCCGGAAACTCGACCAGCGGTGCGGCTCGTGGCGACGGCAGCACCCCCGGGTTTGGCGGTGGTATCTACGGCGGTCCCGGGTCTGTGATATCGCTTACAAATTCGACCATTACCGACAACTTTGGCGGATCGAACGGCGCAGGTGTCTATGTTGAAAACCTAATGGGCCGCGGTGATGTAGTTGGCTTTGGCGTGACCGCCCGTACGACGCTCATTGCTAAAAACGGTAACGGTGCGTCAGACGTCGCAGGGCAATTCAATTCGCTCGGATATAACCTGATCGGCAATGCCGGCAGTTCGATTGGTTTCTCCAGTGGTACCAACGACATCGTTGGTACTCCACAAACCCCGATCGACCCGCTC